CTGTCAACAAGGTTGTTATAGGCTTAAATGCCAACCAATATGAGTACACCATGCCCAGTGGCGCAAACGATGCTCTAAACGTCTTATATCGCCAAATGGCACGGCCAAATGGTAGCTACACAACCAGTGCAAATGGTGTTGTGGCCAATATTTATGATGGCAACGTCAACACATATTGCCAGCAAACAACTGCAAATGGTAATTTCACGGTTAATTATGGTTCTACGGACCCACAATACATTGGATCAATTGGCATCATGCCTTATGTTTCTGGTGGTGGAAGTGCAACCTGGAGCTATTATTTGCAGGCATCCAGCGATGGAACTACCTGGAATAACATTTATACAGCTACTGCTGTGACGGTAACTGATGGCCAGTGGATATGGCAAGACATTGATCCTGGTTTTAACGTCATTTACTATCGAATTCAAGCATTTAGCAATACCACTTTGGCCCTGAGAGAGTGGTATTTGGGTAATAACAGCACAGAAATTCAAATGTCACGTTTAAATCGTGATGATTACACCAATTTACCCAACAAAAACTTTACTGCTAACCAACCTTTTCAATTTTGGTTTAATCGGACCATACCAAATCCAACTTTAGTCCTTTGGCCTGTGCCAAGTACATCATTTGTACAGATGACAGTGTGGTATTCAGCCTATATTGAAGATGTTGGAGCGCTTTATCAGCAATTGGCTTTACCCCAAAGGTGGTATGAGGCAACAATCTTTATGCTAGCTCACCGTATGAGCTTGGAGTTGCCCCAAATTGACCCAACACGAATTGCATATTTGGAAAAAATGGCGGATAAGTTCCTTTACGACGTTGAGCAAGAAGAGAGGGACAAATCGCCAGAATATTTCGCACCAAATATTAGCGTTTACACAAGTTAACCATGCCAATATTTCTAAATACGCTTGGAAATGCAACTTTATCAATTGCAATATGTGATCGTTGCAAGATGAAACGCGCCCATTCAGTAATGAGAAATGACCCAAATTTTCCAGGATTACGGGTTTGTAATGAAGGCTGTGCGGACCAAAAAGATCCATATCGCCTGGCGGCCCGTAAAACTGAACGCATCAACATTCGTTTTCCCAGGCCAGATACAAACATCAATGTGGTCCCAGATGCAATAATTTCTACTGGTTATGACCAGTGGGAGTTATCGCCTGAACAAAACACGCAAATACCTGAGAATAATGGTAATCTTGATACTTTAAGTCCTAGTCCACCACAGAATCAATAGCCATGGCAAATGTAACAATTACCCAATTACCAACCGCTGGTGCCTTAACGGGTAGTGAGGCTGTTCCTGTTGTACAAAACGGCGTAACAGTACAAACTACAACGGGGGCTATCCAGGCTACGCCTGCACTCAGTTCGTACACGTTTATTACTGTAGGAACCACGGCGCCTTTGGCCTCCAGCAGGTACTTGGCGGCAGGGACTGGTTTAAATTTAGTTGATAACGGTGCTCAATCAAGCATTCAAATATCTTTGAATGGTTCTTCAGCATCACTCGAAACTGTTGGTTATGGAATGCTTGCCAAAAGCGGTGCAAATACCATTATCAACAGGACCATTTCAATTACGGGAAATGGTCTTTCTATTGCCAATGGTGACGGAATATCAGGCAACCCAACAATATCTGTAAGCGGTGTATTGGCCAATTTTGCCAACACGTCTGGTACTGGCTTATTGACCATCAACGGTACAACTATCAGCCAGGCAACTTTGTCAGGCACCGCGGGTCAAATTACGGTTACAAACGCCAGTGGAATTGGTGGAAACCCTACGTTTTCATTAAATACTACGGGTGTTTCTGCTGGAACATACACAATTGCCACAGTTGCTGTTGATGTTTATGGGCGTGTAACTTCAGCGTCTAGCGCATCAACCACGGGTTCTGGTGCTGTAGTATTGCAGGCCAGCCCAACATTGACTGGTACTCCTATAGCGCCAACCGCATCAAATGGGACCAGCACAACACAAATTGCAACTACAGCATTTGTTGCAAACGCTATTTCTTCAGGCACTGGGGTAGTCAATTCATTCAGTGGTGGTTCAACGGGTTTAACGCCTGCTACAGCAACTTCTGGAGCAATTACCCTGGCAGGTACCTTGGCTGTTGCAAACGGCGGTACAGGGGTCACTACAAGCACGGGCGCTGGCAGTAATGTATTGAGTCAAAGCCCCACATTTACTGGTGTTCCTGCGGCCCCTACAGCGGCATTGAATACCAATACCACCCAACTGGCCACAACAGCATTTGTATTGCAACAGGTTAGTTCATCAGGCGGTGGTACGGTCACTTCAATTACTGCTGGAACAGGTTTATCTGGCGGAACAATTACCAACATTGGAACAATTGCAATAGCAAATACGGCGGTAACTGCTGGTGCATATGGTTCGGCCACACAAGTTGGCACGTTTACTGTTAATGCTCAAGGTCAATTGACTTTGGCTGGAAACACAACGGTAACCCCAGCAGTAGGCTCAATCACTGGTTTAGGCACCAATGTTGCCCTTGCTTTAGGAGTTAATGTAGGCACTGCTGGTGCTTTTGTGGTGAATGGTGGTGTTTTAGGGACCCCAAGTTCAGGCACATTAACAAATGTAACTGGGTTGCCGATTTCTACTGGTGTATCTGGTTTGGGAACTGGTGTAGCTACATTTTTGGCAACACCATCAAGTACCAACCTGGCGGCGGCTGTAACGGATGAAACGGGTACAGGCTCGCTTGTATTTGCAAATACTCCCACCCTAGTTAGCCCAATATTGGGAACGCCAACAAGTGGTACGTTGACAAATGCAACTGGGTTACCTTTGACTACAGGTGTCACAGGTACTTTGCCTGTAGGTAACGGTGGTACGGGTCAAACATCTTTAGCTGTAGGTGCTTTAGGGTATGGTGCAGGAACAAGCGCGCATTCAACCCTGGCTATAGGTACTGCTGGCCAAGTTTTAACTGTTAATTCAGGTGCAACAGCGCCACAATGGTCTACTTTAAGTGGTGTGGCGGTTACTACTCTATCTTTTGGTTCAACTGGATTGACGCCTGCTACAGCCACTGCTGGAGCAATTACGGTGGCTGGAACGCTGGCCACGGCAAATGGTGGAACTGGAGTTACAACAACCCCAGCAAACGGTGCTTTATTGATTGGAAATGGGACTGGTTATACAAGTGCCACATTGACTCAAGGTAGCAATATAAGCATTACAAATGCCAGTGGTAGCATTACAATTGCATCAACATCCAACCAATCATCTGCATATGCATATTCTTGGTTCATTTCCTGATAAGGGTTAGAAATGCTAGTTTTAGACGCAACAACCAAATCAATTACAGTAGCGATGGCGGCAACCGCCACAACTACAAATCCAAGCTTTGTCACCGCTTATTCTGATGACACTGGGACTGCTTTTACTGAAGGTTCCAGCGATGGTGTTTTGAATGGTTCAACCCAGGTAACTTTGGTTGCGTCCCCCGCGGCATCAACAAGACGCCTGGTCAAAACCATTTACATAGAAAACAACGACACTGTAGCCAATACAATTACTGTCACCTACAACAACAATGGTACTTTGAGAATTATTGTCAAAGTAACTTTGCAAGTTGGAGATACCTGGTCTACTGATGGCACAACTGACACAAACGGAAATTTAAAAACAATTGCAAGTTTGGTTAGTTTAACTAGTGGCGTAACTGGTATTTTGCCTATTGCAAACGGTGGTACGGCCACGGCTTATGGCGTAAACGGTGGAACTTTCTAATGAATGAAATTACAATGGTGAAAAGGATTTAATCATGGCACAAACAAGTTATACGCCAATATATCTCTACAACAGTGGAACAACCACTAACGTCCCTACAAACACAAATTTAGGTGCAGGCGAACTTGCCATTAACTACACTGATGGAAAATTGTTTTATAAAGACAATTCCAATGTTGTTCAAGTTATTGCAACTAAAGCATCAGCGGCAATTACAATTCCTGTGACCCCTGCACAAGGTGGTACAGGTGTAGTAAATGGCGCAAATAACACGATCACATTCACAGGTAACTATACTCTAGGGTTGACATTAACTGCGAATACAGCGGTCACTTTACCTACAAGTGGCACTTTGACTAACACGGGTAAAGCCATTGCGATGGCGATGATCTTCGGCTTCTAAGGAGTTTTAAATGGCAAATACAAACATAGTAGGCGTAACGCAAATTGTTGGCATAAGTGCCTATGTTGCTCCTACATCCATCACACAAGCGGCAAACAATGCTTTATGGATTACAGACACAAGCACTGCTGTAACAGGGTTGACTCCTGCATCTGGGATTGTCAATCGTGTCACTAGCGTTGTGGCGTCAAATGTATCTTCTTCTGCGGCAACAGCAAGTTTGGCAATAGCCAATAATGCTACGTTTGCAAGTGGAACGCTGTATTACATTGCGTATCAAATTAGTATTCCACCATACTCTTCAGTTATTTTGACTGATAAAACAACTTCGTTTTACATTACTTCTGGACAGTCAGTTGGTGTAATACCTGGTACAGCAAGTGCCATTAACTTCACCGCTACGCTAGAGTCGATTACAGGCACAGTGCCCACCTAATTAGGAGCCTAACGTGGCATTAACGCATACTGGCGGTGTAATCAGTGCTCAATACAATGGGCTGAACTATCCTGTAACAACGGTAGAGTATCTTGTTGTCGCTGGAGGTGGTGGCGGGGCTTATGGTGGAAATCCCGGAGGTGGTGGCGGTGCTGGTGGATTATTGACCGCTACTGGTTATGCGGTAACTATTGGTTCTACTATTACTATTACTGTTGGCGCTGGTGGCCCGGGATTTTGGGCGGGAGTTGCTTATAACGGTTCTAATTCAGTATTTGGAAATATCACCGCTTTAGGTGGTGGTGTTGGTAATGGGGCATTAACTGGCGGTTCTGGTGGTGGCGGTCTTTATAACACCAACGGAAGTTCTGGCACGCCCGGTCAAGGAAACAATGGTGGTAACGGAAGTTCTACTAACCCAAATTATGGGGGTGGAGGTGGAGGTGGCGCTGGTTCTGCGGGTTTAAATGCGGCCTCACCAATATGGGCAGGCGATGGTGGGGCAGGATTGGTTTCTAGCATCACGGGTTCCCCTGTCCAGTATGCAGGTGGTGGTGGTGGCGGTGGATACAATGCCGCAAGGGCTTCATTAGGTGGTGGAGGTGGTGGCGGTAATGGTATAAATTTATCTAACACATATCAACCCGGTTATTCGGGCGTTGCAAATACTGGTGGCGGTGGTGGAGGCATAGGCGCAGGGGGCGGCACTACACCTACTGGTGGTGCAGGAGGTTCAGGCATCGTAGTTATTAGATATCCAGCATATCAAGTACAGGCTACATCAACAACAGGTTCACCTACAACATACATTGCAGGGCCTTACCGTGTATACATCTTCTACGCCTCTGGCACAATCACATTCTAAGGTTAACAATGGCAACAGGAATATTCAAACTTAGAGATCAGTTACTTGGGCTTGTACAGAAGGCTTGGACAGGCTCACAAACAACTTCCGCAGTTGAATACCTTGTTGTAGCAGGTGGTGGCGGTGGCGGTGGGGCTAATGGCGCTGGTGGAGCAGGCGGTTTATTGCAAGGCATTGTATCTATCCCTATTGGAACACCTCTTACAGTTACTGTTGGCGCAGGAGGTAACGGTGGTAATGGAAGTAGTTACACTGCTGGAACTAATGGTCAAAATTCTGTTTTTAATAATGTTACCGCTATAGGTGGTGGAGGCGGAGCGGCTGTAAGCTCAAACGGATTGTCAGGTGGCTCTGGTGGAGGTGGTGGTACGCCAGTAACAAGTGTTACTACTACTGCTGGGGGTCAAGGATTATTTAACCAAGGAAACCGAGGTGGCAGTGCGTTATTTAATTCTAATTATTATCCCGGTGGGGGCGGTGGGGGCGCAGGGACAGTAGGATTAGATTCGGTATCAAACGCTATTGCGGGTAATGGCGGAGCGGGTATTGCTTCGTCAATCTTAGGCACTATTTATTCTTGGGCAGGTGGTGGTGGAGGCGGCGTTATAAATTCTGGTACTTCGGGAAATGGCGGTGTAGGCGGTGGTGGCGGTGGCGGTGCTTTATCAGGTACTGTTGGCGCAGGTGGTTCAGGATATAACGCAGGTGCGGCAGGTACAACTGGTTATGGTGGCTCTGGTGGCGCAGGTGGTGCTAATTCAGGTGGTGGAGGTGGGTCTGGATCATATGCTGGAAATAATGGTGGCACAGGCGGTTCAGGCATCTGCATTATTTCATATTCTGACATCTATAACGCACCCGCATCTTTTGGTGGGGCTAACAGTCCTACTGCATCTACAAGTGGTAGTGGTAGTGTTTTGTTTAATGGAACAAGCCAGTATCTATCGACACCTTACGCCCCTAATTTAAACTCTACAACTACGTTTACGGCTGAATGCTGGTTTAATGCTACTAGTTTAGGCTCTGCCGCTATAAATATTTTTGGTACGCTTGGTGGTGTTGGGACTTCATCTCTTTATATTTACAATACAGGAGCAGTTGCTTTCGGCATTGTAGGAATAAATGAATTTACAAGTAGTACTGGATTTGTAACAACAAACGTTTGGTATCATATTGCCATAGTTAGAAATGGTAGCAATTTAAATATTTATTTAAATGGCACTTCTATTGCCTCTACTTCGTCTGCAACAACATATTGTGCAAATTCCTCTAACCAAATTCTCATTGGTTTTTCTGGGGCAAGTACTTATATGCAAGGTTATACTTCTAATTTTAGATTTACCAACACTGCTGTTTATACAACTACGTTTACACCATCAACTGCACCATTAACAGCAATTAGTGGAACTCAATTGTTGCTCAATACTGTATCAGGCGCACAATTTGCGGATAGATCAACAAACTCTTATACGGTTACGGCTGTAGCATCTCCAACTTGGAACCAACTATCCCCATTTGCAACAGGACTAGGATACAAGAATCGTGTGTACACTTGGACAGCAAGCGGTACGGTGACCTTTTAAGGAACAAGAATGAGTCAATCTTTATTAGGCGGTTATCTCAGCGCTACATTTAATCCCTTGACTAGCGGAGTTACAAGCACGGTTGAATACTTAGTTGTGGCTGGTGGGGGTGGTG